AACTCCCAAGAGGTCAGGGCGGGGCATGGAGTATATCTCAAAGTCTGGGTGATTCCCTGACAACCCCTTTTTTTATTGCACTGCATTGTATTGACTTACTGTTTTTTAGCACCTTATTTTTAACACTTTTTAACTATAATTTTTATTAAAAGGTTTATTTTTGCTGTATCTGTTTGATACACAATGTTTTACATTGTTTGTAACACTCTGAAAATCAGCACTGTTTTTTTATTCTAAAATTATATGTATCTTTGTATCAGGTAATTAAATAATTACTCACGGTTACAGCCGTTAAACTTTTTAATTTTTTTCAATCATGTTTCAATTTTTTCAAATTTCGAACGATGAAGGTCAAACCTTCGATTTCATTGACCGCGAAAATGCGGAGGTTTTTTGTTTTGTGTCCGAATTACATGCCGGCGATATTGTCGAAACAGAAGTTTCGAACAAGAAAGCAAAAGCCAAATTCAAAAAGGGCGGATTTGTGGATGCCGAAAAATTCCGAAGCCTACCGGCTGACGCATTCACACAGGATAATGAAACCGAGAGCGAAGATGAACTACAGCCAAGACGAGAGCCGGAACCACAGCCGAACGAACTCGAAGAAATGCGCAGAATGATGATGCAATTAGCGGCGCAGAACAAAGAACTCGAACAACGACTGAACCGCCAGCGCCTAAGTATTGAACAGGCTGTGCAACTTGCAGCCGAGCGCGAACGTCTGCAAAAACAGCACGATACCCTAACAGGCGCATTCGAGCGCGCCGATGAAGTTCTCGATCTTGTGAGACATGCCGACGATTTCGCGGAATCTGTTTTTGGATTTCAATTGATTAACCTGGTAAGTGGTTCTGTTTTGTTTTCCGTATCCCAAAATTTCGTTATTGTGCGAATTGTGGAGGCACTTATGAACGAAATAGAAAGCAAACGCGACGAACTGAACGCGCGAATAATAGAAATTAACAATATGTAAGGACATGACACAGTCGACTCCAAAGCGCGACAGGGCAGAAGATAGTAAGCCCACCGCGAGCAGATAACAAAAAAGGGGGAGCCGTTACAGCGGCTCCCCCACATTCAAAAAGTTTTCAACTTTCTAAATTTTTTCAATCATGCAAAATAAATCATTTTTTTTCAGACAACCACATAAAATTGCGGAAAATTTGCCGGCAATTGTTCCGTCGCAAGCTCCCGAAATAATCGAATCCGAATCCGTTGAATGTTTCGACACGGAAAATCTTTTTTCTTGGGACGTGAAACCCGCGCCGATATTCGACAGATACGGGCGACAGCTTACCGGGTGGAAGAGTATATATCGAACTGACACCGGCGAAAGCATACATATTGCACGCGACACTTACACCCCGACCATGAACGCGCGATTTTCCGAAGCCGTGCAACGCCTTGCAAATTATACCGGCTTTTCAATTGCCGGAACATCCGAACTCAACGAAGGGCGGAAAGTTTTGGCATGGCTGAAAGGCGAACGTGCCGATATTGCCGGATTTTCGAACGACCGCTATATGTTGTTAGGCAACAGTCACGACGGAAGCAGCGCTTTTTTTTCCGGGCACACGCACAACATGATACGATGCGCTAACCAATTCACACAGCTCAACCAGAAAATGAAGGCTTACCATACCACAACGAACTCCGACCAAATTCGCCTTATGGAAGAAAACTTCAGAACCTTCCAACAGCACGAAGCCAAACTGAAGTCATATTTCGAGAAATTTGCCGGGCAAAAAATAGAGAAACGCGACCGCGCCGCACTGATACGCGCAATTTTCGATATTGACGAAAATTGCGCACCGGACGAACTGAGCACGCAACGAAAAAATCAAATCTTGGCACTTAATCAAGCGATTGAACGCGAACGGCTTGACATTGGAGACAATGCACTGATGTTGTTTCACGCGGTTACATATTACACGACACACGTAAGAAAGCAGAAGGAACGGGCATTTGGTAACGCACACGGCAGCGTTTACAACTTGAACCGCCGAGCGTTTGAATTTTGTGCCGAGCTAACGAAATGAGAACTAAGTAATTACACAGTTTTTGCAAGCCACTGTTAAACAGCAACTTGCAAAAACTGTGTAATTCACATCAAAGTTGTAACTATACATAGTTTACCTGAGACAAGCGTTATTTTTTCCATAGATTCCATTACATCGAAATTAGCAAAACTACATTTGGCTTATTATATTCACAACTGAAACCGAAGCAAAAATTTTCCATTATTTCTATGCTCTGTATTTCTGTGCAATACACTTGCACACCGTAACTGTCAGAATTGACTGTTAGCTCCGGATATGCTTTTTGAATATCTTCCGACAAGATATCATATGTTGCTTCGGCGCGTTCGGCGTCTGCAAAATAATCTGGCATAATAACGGACAATATTGTATCTGTCAGTAATTGTTCATTGACAGGATAACCGGCATTTCGCAAAAGTTCGATGAAAGAGCGCTGGGAGATGGAGATTGGGTATTTTTCGCCGTTTGTAATTCGGTTCACGAACTGTCGAGCCTTGCCCGATGCTACCGCGAATTTGTTTTGATTGCCGCTGAAATCGCGCTCAATTATTTTATTTATAATTTGGTTCAAAAACATAATTTTATTTTTTTTAACCCCGACTTACGGCAAGCCTGCGGGGGTGTTTTTAAATTATTTTTTGAGCCATTTTTGAAATTCTTTTGTAATTTCTTTCTGAACGACTTCTTTTCCGTAGAGTTCTCTGCAAATTTCATTTTCAGAATTAATGTAGAATTTGTTTTGAGGGGCTTGCAATGTGCCTATCTTGAAATAATTGTAAGGGTCATTGAGATAAGAACCCTTACCGGCACTTCGTGCATTTGTGATATACGCATCATCGCCCAAAACTTGAGCAACTCTTTTTTTTATAGCGCTTTGCGCGGTTTCTGTTTTTTGTGAAATTCTCACTGCAACGAATGTAATGTTTTGAATACTCATGATTGAAAAAATTTTAATTTTTAAACTTGACACAAATGTAAACTAAATAATTTACATAACAAACAAACCTTTGACGAAAGTTTCAATTTCTTTGACGAATAGGTGTATTTCTATTTTTTTTTATAATTCAGCTTGTTTGTTGTGCCGAAAAAAAATAGAAATAACTTGTATTCTGTGCCGCTATCGCGTCGGAAGTGAATTTCAGAGAGAGTAAAAAGTTGCTCGGCAACGCACACGGCAGCGTTTACGATTTGAACCGCCGAGCGTTTGAATTTTGCGCCGAGCTAACGAAATGAGAACTAAGTAATTACACAATTCTTACAAGTTGCTGTATATCAGTGGCTTGCAAAAACTCTCTAAAATTCACTTCTCGGTGTTATTTCTATTTTTTTTTTAAAATTCGGCTTGTATGTTGTGCCGAAAAAAAATAGAAATAACTTGTGTTCTGTGCCGCTATTGCGGCGGAAGTGAATTTCAGAGAGATCAAAAAGTTGCTTTGCAGGTTTTTGCCTAATTTTCACACGTGAAAATAGATTTCTATCTTATTGAGATTCAACAATTTATAGAATTTATTAAAAATTACCAAAAATAAATGCTTAAATATTTGCGCGCTTAAAAAATAAACCTTACCTTTGTTACATATTTTATATATAGATTTTTTTCAATCTTGGTAACAATTACAGAAAAATGAAAACATTACAAACAAAAATTGATAGGTTTTTCAGGTCGGGGCAAAAAGGGCGGGACCTTTATAGGCGATATTCGGCTCGTTTCGGGCAGGATTTTTCGGACGTGGATTTTTCGGACGTGGATTTTTCCCGCGCGAATTTTTCCAGCGCGACATTTTCCAGCGCGACATTTTCCAGCGCGACATTTTTCTGCGTGGATTTTTCGGACGCGAATTTTTCGGACGCGGATTTTTGGGGCACAGATTTTTCGGACGCGAATTTTTCGTACGCGAATTTTTCCCGCACGGAATTTTTCCGCACGAAATTTTTGGACGCGAATTTTTCGGACGCGGAATTTTGGGGCACAGATTTTTCGGACGCTTATTTTAATAGTGCGAAATTTACCAGCGCAAAATTTTTCCGCGCGGGTTTTACCAGCGCAAAATTTTTCCGCGTGGATTTTTCGGACGCGAATTTTTCGGGCGCGCAGTTTTCGGGCGCGCAGTTTTCGGACGCTAATTTTTTCAGCGCGAAATTTTTGGACGTGGATTTTTCAGACGCGAAATTTTCCAGCGCGAATTTTTCGGGCGCGCAGTTTTCGAACGTGGAATTTTCAGACGCGAAATTTTCGGACGCGAAAGTCGTAAAGTCGGTGAGTTTCAATATATATCGGTATGCGTCTTTTTCTTTCATGATGTCAACTGGAACGAGATATATACGTCTCGGTTGCCATATCCAAACTCTCGAAGAGTGGGAGTCTGATTTCTGGAATAATAACGAGGAATTCCCAGATGATAATTCTGAGAAAAGCAATCTTAGAAAATTAGCATTTGAAACTCACCGAAAATGGTTCTCGATGTTGCAACACAGTGGAAAAAAGCAGTAGTACCGACTATTGAAAAAATTGGGCATACAGAAAAGAAAAGTTTCTCACATTACTAGACTCGAAGAAGAACTTGTCAAGAAATAGCCGCGAGTTTTTTCCGGTATTGTCTCTATTCGAAAAAAAAAGTTGATTCATATATTTGAATTTAAGTCTATGCTCTCGCTTTTGCGGGAGCTTTTTTTTTCAGAAAGTTGCTTATAGATGTGCCGTTATCGCATCGGAAGTGAATTTCAGAGAGAGAAAAAAGTTGCTTTGCATGTTTTTGCCTAATTTTCACGGGTGAAAATAGATTTCTATCTTATTGGTATTCAATAGTTTAGAAATTATTTTAAAATTCATTGAAAATGAACACTCAAATATTTGCGCGCTTGGATAATAAACCTTACCTTTGTTAAGTATTTAAAAAATCAAATTTTTCAATCTTGGTAACAAAATATATTATCATCGACGACACAGCTAACAATGACCAAATTTTTATTTCGGTAGATGGAAGTAATACTTCCTTAGAAGAAAACGCGGCTGAATTCTATAACACAACGATAGATGATTAACAAAGACTACACCGAACTCGCCAAGCGGATTATTGGTGAGTTTCTGAAAGAAATCATTGCGGATGACAAGTTAGTCGTTCGTGAGTTGGAGCGCAAAAGTGGTGTATCAAGCCACATTATCTATTCAATTCTCAATGGCAGTGCTAACTATACTATTGATTCGCTCATCGCGTTGTTCGGTGCAATGGAAATACGATTGGAGCTTATGAAAAAAGATATTCGGAAATCATTTCCGGATATTTCTGACAATTAGGTATATTTCTTCAGACATAGTTTCATTGCGTTTGCTCCCGATAGTAATGTCGGGAGCTTTTTTTTGTCCTTTCGCACGCGGCGTATTTTGCGGAAATTTGCACTATGTTATTAGCAGAAGCAATCGAACTCGCACACAACGGACAGCCGCACGATTTCACATTCGTAGCGCACGGCACAGCCAAGAAGAAACGCGAAGGCGGTTATACTGTGCACATGACGAAGGCAGTTGTTACAAGCTCGTATAAGGAAAAGCAGAAAATGAATCTGAAATCGTTAGACAGCGGGCAAATTCGTTGGTGCTATTTCGTATTACTCACGCATATTGATTCTGAAGAAATATTTGTATGAAAGAAGAAAAGTTTGAATTACTTGTGCCGTTTTCGGCAAGTTACTTGCTCGGCGCACGTGCGGCGGTTACATTCGCTTCGAAAGATTATTTCACGGAACCGGATAAGCCTATTTCGGTCAATGAGAAATATCGCGGTGCTGTGCCGTGGGGCTCGGACAATGACTTACCCAGATACATCACCGATACGCTCGGGAAGAATCCTGTCGGCTCCGGTAGTATGGAATTGCGCATTGATATTGCTTACGGCGCAGGCGTGAAGTTCGGCGTAATGGATGAAAACGGCGAATTCCGTGAAGCTACTCAGCAAGAAAAACAAGGCATATATGCTGCTGTTGAGCAGTTTTTTCAAGATAACGATATGAACACATTCATGTCTGAATTGATTACGGACATTAACTTTTTCTACAACGGTTTCGTTGAAATCATTCTCGATATGAATGACCCAGGCAGTCGTCGCGTTGTTTCGATGGAGGCAAAAGAGGCGTATTTTTCGCGTTGGGAAACTGCAAATCTTGATACCGGCATTGTTGAAAATCATTTCTATTCTGCGCTGTGGCCAAAAAAACCGAAGGAAACTGAGGTTACAATTACACCTGTAATTTGGGCGAAAAATGCCGCCAAAGAACTTGAAATTCGTATCGGTCGCCGACCGAATGATGCCGGCAAAACTAAGGATGAAAAGAAATTCCGGTATATTCTTCCTGTTCGCTTGCCTTCGCCCGGACGAACATACTACACGAAGCCATATTGGTATTCTGTAATTGAATCCGGTTGGATGGAATTTGCGAACAAAATTCCGGAATTCAAAAAGCAATTCATGCTTAACAGCTTATATATTGCGTATCATATTGAAATTAACGAACAATATTTCCCGAAAATATTCGCCAAAGAAGGCATTACAACAAAGAAAGGGCAGGAAGAGCGCGTGAAAAAAGAACTCGACAATCTGAATGAGTTCTTGAAAGGCGCAGAAAAAGCGGGCAAATCCATGATAACGTACTTCAAATCCACGCCCGACGGCAAGGTTGAAATTCCTGATATTAAGATTCATGTCATTGATAAGAAAATTGGCGGCGAATATATTGACGATTCGCACGAAGCCTCTGCAATGATTGCTTACGCCATGCGTGTGCATCCGTCGCTCATCGGAACTATACCCGGCAAAACTACATCCAATCTGTCAGGTTCTGACAAGCGCGAACTGTTACGTATTGCACAGAGTTTGCAGAAACGCGTTCGAGACCAAATCTTGAAACCGCTGTATCTGGTCAAACAGATAAACAAATGGTCGCCTGAGATTGTATTTTCAATTCCTGATATTTTCCTGACCACGTTGGATACCAACGGCGAAATCGACAAATCCGCACAAGTATGAGCCGCACAATTTTCTTAACTATTGCCGAAATTAAGGAGCAAATCAGTGTTGATATTAGCTCCGATATTCGTACGCTGCAACCGTATATCAAACAAGCCGAAACGCGCTATCTGAAAGAAATTATCGGAACAGATTTGCTTGAATTACTTCGCGCTGCCGTAAACGACGAAGATGCAATCACGCCCGAACTTGAAGCCTTGCTTCCTGTTGTGCGCTACCCTGCCGCACATTTCGCGTATATGTTGGCTGTGCCGCAATTATCGCTGAATGTCGGCGAGACCGGCATCGGCGTAACGATGAGCGGAAACATTGAACCGGCAGCCGAATGGCGATTGAAAAACTTTTCAATTTCGCTCGAAAATACAGGCTACGACGGCGTTGAGGAATTGCTTGAATTCCTTGAAACCTATGTTGCCGACTACCCGGAGTGGGTTTTGTCTCCCGCATATTCGTTCAACAAAAAGTTATATGTGAATAATGCTGCCGAGTTTGAAACGGCTACGATGATTGACATTCCGCGTCTGAAATTCCTGCATTTGCGTTCGCATCTGTATATGTTTGAGCAAAATACAGTGAAAAAAACAATTTCGTCGGCACTTGCCGACGAAATAAAGGCGCAAATCATTGCGGATACGCTCTCGCCTGAGAATGAGTTGCTGCTCAACTCCTTCATTCGCCCGGCGGAATGTTATTTCGCACTGTGGAAAATGGAAGATAAGCCCGAATTGAAGCTCGAATATACCCGCCTGATTGAAGAATTGCAGGCGTATCTGAACACGAATGCCGCAACCTATCCGCTGTATGAAGCCTCTGACTGCTACTCAACCGTGAGCGTGATTGAGTTGAACGACGAAGCCAGCGGATTTTTCATGATGGGACGATGAGGGCGTATGAAATGAATTATAAGCGTTCGATTCCAGTTGAGTGGAACGGACTTTCGGCAGAGGAACTGTCGTATGCTTTGCATCTGAAAAAATTGAACCTCACAAAAGAGGCATTCAATGTGCTGTTTTTGCGGCACGCGCTGAAAATTCCGCATCGAAAATTCTATCTGATTCCTGCCGTAGAAATGGCGAAATATGCCGAAAAGATTGAATTTTTGCACAAAAAAGCGGAATTGACCGTCAATAAGTTCCCTGTGTTGATGTTCCGCAGAAAAGATCTTATAGGACCTTGCGACGGTATGACGGACATCACGTTCGAGCAATATTTTGGCTATGCGTCCATGTATTTGGACATGTTCGCCGAAACACATAAGGACTATTGGTTGAATCGTTTTGTGTCTGCGCTGTATCATGAAGGCGAGTTCAATGCAGACAACGTCGAACGGAATGCGATTCTGATTGAGAAACTGCCCGTGTACACGAAGGAAGCTGTGTTGCTGTTCTATACATCTTGCTCCGATGTTATAGCAAACAGATTCCCGGAATTGTTCTCGAAATCCGGCGCGCCTGTGCGAGACGACTTGCACTATTTCAAGATGTTGGACAACATTGCGGACGGCGCACTTGCCGACAATCACTTCGTGAAACGCTCTAATATTATTGAAGTGTTCATTCGCCTACAGGCGATGCACAAGGAAAATGAAGAATTCAAAAAACGCACACATGGACATTAACGCGTATTTCGAACTGCTTGCCACCGAGCATAATAAGATATATCACACGGAAGATGCGCCTGCATTCTTCAAAGAGTTCAGCACGTCGCGTATTATCTTCGATAATTCCGATTTTCTTGCAAAAATGCGCTACGTGAAAGATACCGCGCTCATTGCACAGTGGAACGAGGACGGCGGCTGGGACGGACCAAACCACGACAAACGCTACCGATATTATACCGGTGCGGTGATACTGCTGCAACGTGTGCGCGACGGCGACATTACCGGCGCACGATCGGAATGTAATTCGATTTTCGAGGATATTATTTCACGAATTGAATACGATTCCGAGCAAGGCACGATTCCGCAAAACGTGCAATTCTATCTGAATGAAACCACGGCGCACGCCATCGGGATGATTGCCGATAAGTATTACGGCATAATGTATATGATGCGTTACCGCGATTTTGCAAGCTGTACACCTTACAACCCCGACACATGGATATTACCGTCATAGGGCTAAGTCCGAAATCGGATGTTGATTTGCGACGTTGGGCGGAAATTACCATTGAGAAGTGGCAGTTTTCCATCATGAAAAAGAGGCTCATGCACACGGGCGACTTGCTCAACAGCTTCCATTCGCATGTTACGATGGATGCCGACGGCAATTCCGCGCTCATTTCGTTTGCATTTCAATACTATCTGAGGATGCTAGAAATGGGCGTAGGCAAGGGCGTGAGTTTCGACGATGTGAAAAGCAATACCCTAAACAGACGTGAGGACGGACGGCAAACTGGCAACCGCCGCAAACCGATACGCGGACTATACAGCGGCGTATTTTATGGCGAAGCGATGCGCTTACTTGAATTGATGCAAGCGGCGTATGCCAAAGAAGGCGCGAAAATTATTATGGATGAATTTATGCACGGCACAGGAGAGCCGACAGAATATATAACTAAGAAGCATTTTTTACGTTCATATTTTAAGCGTTAATCACTCCGAATTTTTGTTCGGGGTGTTTTTTTGAATTATATTTGCAGCGAGTTACAATCCATCCGTTGAACCTGCATTTGTTTTTTTTAATAATGCAGGTAGGGTAATATTATTTAGAATTATTCTAAATAATAAATAACTTAAAAATAATTTTGCAGATTTATATAAAAGGGTTACATTTGCAGCGTTCCAAATACAGATGACTATGTCATACGCTGAATTTTCAAATATTAACAATACGCCATCGGGTGAAAATCTACCAAGTGCTTCGGCATGGAAGTCTGTTTTTGGAACAACCCGATGGCTTTTTTATTTTATAAATTTTTCAATATGTTCCAAAAACAGCAAGTACAACACGGCGCGAAAGCCCATGTTGAAAATCCGCTCATTCGTGCGGTAATCGTTTCCGTAATTTTGGCAGCTGCTGCCGCAGTATTTTTTATAATGCAACAGGAGGTGTGCTATGTATAAGCTCAGCTCCGAAGGCAGCCGCCCGCGCTTTGCCATTTTCCGTTGGTTTGCTTTTTTCCGTGCCGTAAACCGCGCAAACCGAAGAAATAAAATTGTTTTATTAGAAAAATTACGCAGAAATGGATAATCAAACCAAACCAATCCGCCCGATGCACAGCATCGAAGTATTTTTCGTTACCTGCAACGAGCTGCCTATGGTTCAATTGGTAATGCCGTTGCGCTGCACATCTGAGCAGCTCTCATCGTTTCGTTCCGAAATTATGGACATGATAAAAGGCATGTTCACCTTGTCGCATTGCGGCAACCGCGAGAGCTTCAAAACGCTAATACTTAGTTCAGCATGGCAATGTTAGAATACAACGGAATGAAGCTGCGACGCGGCAAATTCTACGATGAAAAAGGCGAGCCGGTTGCGCTACAAATGGGCAACCCCACACAAATACGTCTGTGCGAAATGGCTGAGGCAATGCACGACGAATATACCGAAGGCAAATTGTTGGACGAAAATGATTTTTTTGTCAGTGAATCTTCGGCAGAATTGGTTGCATTTTGTTCCTGCGGCGGCGAATTGAATTATGTTCTCGAAATCGATGATGAGGATAATGTTTGGGAAGAAGTAGAAGTTTTCTTGGCCATAGAAAAAAACCCAACAATTGAATGCGATGATTGCAATCTTCGTTACAAACTGCGCTATAACGAAGATTGCAACCAACCCGAACTGCGCAGAGTAAGGAATGTGAGACATCATAAAATTAAGGCAGACAAATGAAACAGTTTGCAAACAAATACAATTCTTTTCTGTCCGAAAGCGGCGTAAGTTATGCCTTGTTTTTCGTCATGGTTGAACTGATAGGCATCAATACCTACTCATTGCATTACGTTCTGCAATCGCAAAACGAATCGCTTACCAATTGGATGCCTGCATTCATCGGCGCGTTGGCGTATAGCATCACTACTATTGTGGTGATGCAACGCCAAGGGCACGCGCAACTAAAACGCATCCTCCCTACCCTTGACGCGCTGCTTGTTTTGCTCGGCATGAATATCAATATTCTCGACCAAGCCGCCGACGGAACGCTTAACTATGTAGCTGTAATTTTGTCACTGTTATATGCTGTATTCTCGGCGGTTATCACATATTCCCTCGGACAGATAAATAACGAAGCTCGCCCCGATATGGTTCTGAAAACCGACTACGACCAAGTCGTGCGCAACTCCGCTGAACTTGCTTTGCAGGTTACAACAAAGGTTGATAAGTTGAAGGTAATGAATGTCGAAATAACAGATTTGAGAAGTTATTTGTTTCTCACAAGGAAAGAACTCAGCGAAATGCAGCGCACACACAGCATGTATTACGACGGTTGGCTGCGACATAATAAGTCGCGCATTCTGAAAATGAAACCCGAAGCGCGAACCGCCGAGGATAATGAAATCTTAGAAAAATTCAATCACTTACAAAATCAAGAATTATGATTATTACAGAAGATACATATTTCGTAACTATCTCGAAATACCAAATGGAATACCACTGCCTTGTTCCGAATACACATCATACTATTTTGCTGTTTTCATTCCAGAAAACCTATGCAAAACACATCTATAAATTTGGGAATGAATATGAGTATGAAGACCAAAAAAGTCATTACGGAACATACGCGATTAATACTTACGCATCAACAAAAATGGACTTCCAAAGAGCCGAACAAATTATAAATCGAAAATTAAAGTTAGAATTATGAAAACAGTCATAGCAATAGTAGTAATAATCGTGATAGCAGCAGCAGGTTACAATATCTACAAAAGTCAGAACACCGTAACACAGGATGAGTTTCACGACTACCGCAAGGAGTTCCGCGCCGAAATAGACAGCATCAAAACCGAACTGCGCGACGTTGCCGCCGATGTGGACACACTGAAATTCGATACTGATACGCTGAAACGTGGTCAGGAAGTTATCTATAAGGAAGTTCGCAAAGTAAATTCTAAACAAACACCGAGTTTTTGGGATAATTTTTAGGTTATGTTTGAAGCAATTTTCATAATCTATATTATCGGTGCGTTGTATTTCATAGCGCGAACTATCGGCGCAAAAACAAAAACTCAAAAGGTTGCATTTCCAACCTTAGTTGTGCTCTCAATTGTTTCGGCTGTTATTGTAATCTCAAAATTAATGTGATGAAAACATTCACGGCAGAAATTATTGTTCCGTTCAGAATCAAGAAACGCCCCACTCGTTGGGGCGCGTTCTGGGCGAACCGCTTACTGTTCGATTTCTACGGCGAAGGCGGAAAGGCTTGGCAAGGCGGACTACTCATGGCAATACAACTCTTACTGATAGTTCCGATGTTGTTACTTGATTTCGGAATTTTGTTAGTTTGGGGTGCATGGAAGTTACTTTTCGGATTCAGCAAAAAGACAACAGATGCAGGAATTGACGTAACAACAAGCACATTGAAAACTGCATTTGGAATCATTATAAAATGGGTAATTGCAATAGGCGCAATTATTTTTCTATACACAATAATATCAGACGGATTATGGAAAAAATACTCGGAAAAATTGTCATTCTACTTGGAACAGTTACAATCAGTTTCGTTTTGATTCACTATGTGAATTTCAAACTTACCTTGGCAGGTTCCGAAAGTAACTTTTCAGAGAAAGTAAGACAGCTTGATATTATCAACGAACTCCGAATGCGTAGCTTATCAATTATCGACATGCGCGATATCACAAAACAAGGCACACACATGAAAACAACTATTTCACACATCGTCTTACATCACGATAATTATCCTTACGGTCAAGATAATTCGTGGGACAATGTGGACGAGTATCACAAAGGCAAGGGCTGGGGCGGAATTGTGTATCACTATTTTGTCAGCAGAACAGGCAAGGTATATCAAAACCACCCCGACAGTGCTAACACTCCACACGCAGGAAGCCGAGAGTATAATGCCGTGTCCATCGGCGTATGTATGCAAGGCAATTTTGAAACAGATACGCTCCAAGGTGAACAGAAACGCAGCGTAATCAAGCTGCTCTACCTCTTACGCCGACGATACCCCGATGCAATCTTAGTCGGACACCGCGAGGTAAGACCTGAGCCGACGGCTTGCCCGGGAAGGAACATTGACTTAATTAAGCTGAAAGCAGCAAGTTTTCAACCACATATAAAATTACTGAATTATGAGCATTGAACTATATCGCACTATATTAGTGCTGTTATCGAACCAATTCACGCACGGCACGCCTGCAATTAACATCTACACGGGCGACATCGTTATTGTGAAAATGATAGGAGAGAGGCAAAAAGAATTGCAGGTGTTCCAGATATACGGCGAATCCACTACTACGGTGGAGTTTGACCTGTCGCCGCAAAACTTCATAACTTTGCCTGAATTATCGGAAAATAACGGGAAAAATAAGGAAGTAATCGGAAAATTAGCGGTGCTGTATCGGAAAATCATCGGCGATTTTTCGGAGCAATATCAGAAATTTAACGTCGTTTTTTCGGAAACTTCGCAGAAGGTTATCGGAAACGCGGCGGCAGAAAATCAGACTGACATCGGCGAAGTTGCGGTTCCGTATCAGCGATTTGTCGGGAAAGATGTGATTGACCGGAACAAAGTCAGCCACAAATACACGGGCGAACTCAAAACTGTAATGCACGATATTGAGCGTGTTACTGATAAGATTGTCAAGAACACGCAGAAGGCAAAAACGATAAGCAAAACCGCCGAGCGTTACGATAATGCTTGCGTAATTGCCGAAGGAAACGCGAAAGACAAGCTGACGCAATTGAAAAAGATTCGCCAAACGCTGCAACATTCGAGCGATAAGCAAGACCAACGCATTAAGCAAAACACTACGGAAGCACAGAGCGCGTCCGTAGGGTTCAAATTCAAGAAGCTTCTTTGGGCGGCGGCATTTTTCGCAGTTGCGGCAGGTGCGGTGTGGTTCACATTTTCTGACGAACTTACTTCGGCGAAAAATGAAGTAACATCCGTAGTGCATACCGTAATTCCGCAGACGAACACCGCTAAAAAAGAAACTACGAAAACCGATGCGGCGGCAAAGGTTTGGACTGATACTGAATTATTGAGACTTATTGAACTATATGCCGAGAAGGATAGCAAGAAGATTTTCGACTTCGGACGAAACAAGTTACTTTCGCAAATGAAAGGCAAGAAACTCACAGACTACGAAGTGAAAATGCAAATTGAAACGTATCTTAAAAAGATTAAATAGTATGAATTTTCTATACACAGAATACACAGGTCAGGTTGAAGCGGAAATTTGTTCACGTTTTGTCCTTTTTGCACATCGTTTTTAAGCGGAAATTTGTGTCAAATTTCGTATCATGGCAGATATACAAGGCAGAGTAGATTTGAAGGTGAACGGCGACGAAGCCGCCGCCGAACTAAAACGCTTACAGAATAAGGCTTCGGAACTCCGTCAGGAGATTTTGAAAGTGCAAAAAGAACAGTTACTGAAAAAGAGTTCGATTGACGAAGCGAACAAGGCGCTGAAACTTGCACAAACACGCGCATCGGATTTGCGCATCGAAATTGTGAAACTCTCACAAGCCGATGTCATTGACGAAAAAGCATTGAAGCTCGCCAACGCCGAACTTGCCAAGGCTGATGCCGAAATAAAATCTATCAATAAGGAGTTACGTACCTTAGAGAAAAACCCGGCATTGAACGCACTCAATGCGGAACTCAAAGCAACGAACAACCAACTCCGTGCCATTGATAACGCAACTTTCGAATACAGTAAAGTCCTTAAGAATCTATCAGGCGCAACCATTAAAGACTTGAACCGCGCACATGCACAACTCAGTAAGGAAATTCAAACCATAAACCGTAACACTGACGAATATCGCCAAAAGTCCAAACAACTTGCGCAAATATCTACAACCATCGGGCAAGTGCGCAACGAGATGCGCGGCGTTGCAAAAGAAACGCTGACATTCAAGGATAGACTCGGCAAGATGGCTGATAATTTCAACCGTTTCGGCGCAATGTCAATCGGCATTATCGGTTCACTTACCGGATTAGTGGTCTCGGCACGCAAAGCGGTGGATGCGTTCAACGAGTTTGAATCTTCGCAAGATAATTTGCAGGCATTGACCGGACTTTCAGAAGAAAAGGTGAAAGGCTTAGGCGATGCCGCGATTGAAATGAGCACATCTGTGCAGGAAGGCGGCGTGCGCATAACGAAATCCGCCAAAGATATTGTGGATGCGTTCACGTCCGCAGGCTCGAAACGACCGGAACTGCTCGCAAACGCAGAGGCATTGAAAACCGTTACGAACGATGCACTTATCCTTGCCGAAGCCGCTAAGATGGAACTCGACCCGGCAATCGGCGCAGTTACCGCCGCCATGAATCAGTTCGGACTTGGCGCAGATGAAAGTCGCCGTATTATCAATGTGTTTGCGGCAGGCTCGAAGGCAGGCAGTGCGGAGGTGGACAGCCTTGGAGAATCGTTCAAGAATGTGGGAACTGTGGCATCGGAAAGCAACATGACTCTCGAAGAAACGGTTGCGGCATTGGAGGTTTTGGGTGAAAAACAAATCTATTCGGAAGAAGCCGGAACGAAATTGCGTGGTGCATTATTGAAATTAAAACAAACCGGCGTGGGTTACGCATCAGGCACGTTCAACATGCGCGATGCCTTGGTAGAAGCGAACGCACAACTTGAAAAACAAGGCACGGAAGCGCAGAAAGATGCGCTGAAAATGAAATTGTTCGGTGCTGAAAATATTACGGTAGGTTCTATTTTGCTTGGCAACATCCAAAAATACGATGAACTGACAATAGCCGTTACCGGCACGAACACGGCAATTGAGCAAGCAGCAATTAACACAGATAATAACGCCGCCAAACTCGAACAGGCAAAAAACCGCGCCCAAGAAAATGCGATTGTGCTGGGCGAACAGCTCGCCCCTGCCCTCACATTCAGCACGAATGCGTTTTCGTATTTGTTGAAAGTGTTGGTTACGATTATAAAAAATTGGGACACGTTTGCGAAGTATTTGAAAATTGCTGTTGCCGGAATTGTAGCTTATACTGTCGTTACGAAAGGTGCGACAATTGCAACTTTTTTGCAAGAAAAAGCAACATTAGTCTTGAAAAAAGCCAACGACCTTCTTAGTATTTCAATGAAAAAAACGCCTTGGGGTTTGATAATAGCCGGAGTTGCTGCTGCAATTACGGCTTTTATATTATTCCGTGAAAAGGCTAAAGAAGCTGAAAAACCTCTGCTTAATCTTGCAAAAGCAGGTGATATATATTCTGAAAAAATGGCTGAGGTTGTCGGCGAAAGTGATGCTCTTTTTGGGATGCTGAAAACAACAGAAAAAGGCACGCTATCTTACGACAATGTATTGAAGGCTGTTAACGAAAAATATAAAACATATTTGCCTAATCTTCTTACACAGCAGACTTCATTAGAAGATATTGAAAAAGCTCAAAAAGCAGTAAATGAGGCATTATTACAAAATATTGCGATTGAAAGTCAAAAAGAGGAATTTATAAATATAAACAAGGAATACTTAAGGTCACAACGTGAAATTTTTAAAATTTTTAATGAAACGATTAAACCATCTGTTATTGATAGACTTGATACGTTTAATTTCGCTTGGTTTCAAGCTGCGGCAAATGCCGGCTTAACAGCCGATCAGATAAGCGCATCAGTTCAGTCTGCGACAGGATATAGTATTATTGATGATAATCTTCGGAATCTTGTTTCGGATACAAAACGTGCCGCACTTGAGTTTGAAAATGGGAAAAAAAGTATAGGAGAATTTTATTCTACGCTTATAACAGGAAGCGAAGAAGCGGCAAATTCAGGGAATGGGACAGGAGGCGGAACCGCAAACGCCCAAGCCAAAGCCGATGATTCTCGTATGCTTTTCGAGCTTACTCAACAATTACACATCAATGCAATTGAGGACGAGCGCAAACGCGCTGCGGCTGAATTGGAAATCTGGTTCACGAAAGAGCAGGAGAAAATATTGATGGCGAAAGCATCGGAAGAGCAAAAGAATTATGCACTCTCGCAATTGGATGCCGCATATACCGCCAAACGTATCGATAATGAAAAGGCATATCAAGACGAATTACTGAAACGCTACCAAGATATTGAGGCATTCGTAACCGACGCGCAACGCGGCATCGTAACCGAACAGGAACGATTGAACGAAATTGAACTTGCGGCAATTGACGGAAAATACCAAAAGCAAATTGATGCCGCAACGAAGTTCGCATCCGAAGATGTCGCCAGACGTGAGGAATATCTGCGCATTATTTCCGACCTTGAAACCGTGCGCGATGCCGAGAAAAAAGCGTATCTGGAAGAAAAAGAGCGCGAACATGCAGAGAAGATTCAATCTATTCGGGAGCAATACGGACTTGTTACCGATGCCGACAAATATCAACAGCAGCTTGACCAACTGAAAGCATATAAGGATCAAGAATTACTGACAGAAGCGGAATACGAACAGGCATTGTTCATTCTGCGAACGGAACATCAGAAGCAATTGGATGCGCAAGCCCAAGCCGCACACGACAAAGAAATGCAAAACCGCAGCGAAAACTTGGCGCAAATTTCGGCAGTTATCAGCGCAAGCGAATCATTGACGAACGCCGCCAAAGAGCGTGAACTGCAACGTGTGGGCGATGATGAGGAGAAGAAAAAGCAAATCCAAAAGAAATATGCCGATATTGAATTTGCGATCACACTCGCGCAAATTGCTGCAACAGCCGCCAAAGCCTACATGGAAGCCGCCGCACTTGCATTGACAAATCCTTTTGCAGGTGGTCTTGCGTATGTTGCGCTCACTGCGCAAGCCGGCGCATCGACCTTAGCCGCTACCAATCAGCGCAATGCTGTAATGCAGCTCGCCGACGGAAAGTATGACGTAGTAGGTGAGGATGACGGCAAACATTACGCCGCGCCGTTGGTTCCGACACTCAGCACCGGCATTGTGCGCAAGCCTACATTGGTAGCGGAAGAGCCGGAGTTCGTGGTGGACAATCGCACCTTATATAATGCGAAAACGGACAGATACGGCATGACGGTAATGGATCATGCGCGGGCTATATCAAGTATGCGTAGTTTGCGTGTGCCACAGCGCGCACGCGGGAAATACCAAACCGCAGGAACGAATGTTCCTGCAACGATGCAAGCGGATAACTCCGAAATGATTGCCGAACTGCGTGCGATGCGCTCCGAACTTGGAAACATGCGTTCGGACTTACAAAATTTCAAGGGAAAACTGAAAGCGCAAATTGTCTATACGGATTTGGAGGATTACGAAGCGAAAATTAACAAGGTAAGAAACGATACTTCGGTGTTGTAATGTCCTTTTTGCACTCTGATTTTTGTCAGAAATTTGTATCTAAATTATTGAGTTATGTTGATGTATCTTCCCTTTTCAATTCTGTTGCAAGTTCCTGTGGATGTTGCTTCACCCGAAATGATACTTCTTGATTATGGTTCCTTCGGAATTATGCTTGCATTTTCGATTTTTATTATTCGTTACCTAGCGAAAAAAGATCAACAACTACAAGAAAAGCGCGATATTGATTATAAGAATGCAATGGACAGGGCATATAAGGAACGCGACGAAGCTATCAAGGAAATGAATGTTATTTCTACGCGATTCATTGACCACATGGAGGATAATACGAAGCAGAACTTATCTGTAATTGCTGAAAATACTAAGGTAATTTCCAAGTTTTCAGATAGTTTCGATATGTTCTCGAAATCGAACGTCTTACTTGCATCAAGCATCGAAAAGCTAACAGTGATAACGGAATTCTACTCGAAAAAATTCAACGATATACATAAGTAATGCTCGAAATTCGCTTCAACTCACAGCCCATTGAACTGCCGGACGATTTTCAAATTATTATCGTTGAGCACGGGAATGTATTCACGTTCGACAAATTAGAAGGTGGCTATTCTATACCTGTTTCGGCTCCGCTGTCGGTGCGAAATCAGCGTATTTTTGGGTTTGCATTTCGACCTGAAAAACACGAAAACGAAGTTATTGAGGGCGATGCAGAAGTAATTTTTCACGGTATTCCGATTGCACGCGGCATTATGCGTGCGGAAGAAATTAGTCAGAAGTCGATTGAGTTCACTATTTTCGTGAATAACGGCGGTTTCTATCACCAAATAAAAGACAAGCTGCTCACAGACTTAGACTATGGCGACGACTGCGAATTTATTTTGCCAACGTTCGCGGAAAACGGAACGCGGTATCCGCAGAGATATGTTTTGGCTACGATTCAGAACGAAGATTTTTTTAAGGACACTATATATGAAAATTATAAGACAGTTGAAGGCGGTGTTTGGAAAGATGCGTTTGAGAGACAGAATACTGTGAATTCGATTGAATCACAAGCTTATGAATTCTTTTTTAAATATAACTATCCTGTTGCAGTTACGCCATTCCCTTTTGTCGATGATGTCTTATATAAGGTGTTATCGAATTTCATAACCTTATATGAATCTAAGGTTTCTGATAATCAATTCCTAACGTGGTTTCCAAAACAACTTCTATTCACCGTTAATACAATTGTATATGCAAGGCATGAGATAGATTTCGGAACCTATAATGCGAAGAATCATGTTCCGCGTACACCCGTTACGGAGTTTTTGTTGTCAATACAAAATTTTTGGAATTTATTTCTCAATGTGCGGCATGGTCATGCTATACTAATTTCGAGATACGATATGATTATGACAGAAAGTTATATCGATTATTCGTCGAAACATGTCAAGACTACAACGAAGAAAATTTCAGGCAAAGCAGACGGATGGGAAATTTCTGTGCAACGTGATAGTGCTGACTCATTTGCATCTAATTATCCTGATTTTTCGCAGTCCCAACATAGTCATATTGAATTACCATCGTTAGAATATTATCCTGTATATGGGAATTATACAGTGTACGATACCATAGGTTTCGCAAGATTCACTTATCGGATGGATCATACAAAAACACTTGTTTTTGTTGAAAATCCGCCCGGTATATATTCCATTCTTAGTCAAGGCGAAGAATGGCAAGTCCTTCCGGAAGGTTCAGGTAATTTCCAAGAATTTCGTAATGTTGCAATTTCTAACGGAATGTTTTCCGGCAATCTGGAAGTGAAAATTCCACTATTTTCTTGCTCAATATCGCACTGGTTATACGGTCAGAACCAATCGAATCTAAGAGCATTACCGATAGTTAAACAGAAAGGAAACTTTTTTCAAGGCGCTCTTAACCGGAATGGCACGGAATATCCATATAACGATTTCTCATTACGGTATATGTTTCACTTTTCGAATGATATGACAGCATTGCCTTTCATACATATTCCATACGCAGCTTCCGGGTATTTCTTTGGAGTTCCTCCGTCAGGCGATGCTCCGGATGATAAAAAAGATACGATAAGCTACTCGGCACAATGGTCTTATTACGAACGCTGGAAAAAGTTTCTAACTTGGTATCTTGATGTTGATGCTGAATATACAATCTACCTGGATATGAATGCGGCAGATATTTTTAATTTCGATTTCACGAAAAAATATAAAATAGGGGAAAATACCTATTTCATTACGGACTTGGAATATAAGTTGAGTAATAATGGAGTTTCAGTAGTTAAGGCAACAGCAATTCGTTTCTGATTTGTTCGTTTCTGATTTGTCCTTTTTTGAGAAGTATTACTTTCTTAATTTTGCATCAATATGAGTTTCGTAGTTCAATCATATCCGGAAAAAGTAATCCTCAGCGATAATCCTGCTAAGATTGTGATTTCTATTGGTCCGAAATCTATATATTATCCCGATGCCAGAATAAGAAGGCTTCACGTCCAAATTTTCAACCCTTATATTAACGAATATTTTCACCCTTTTGCAGAGGACTCTTTCATTGTGCAAGAAAATCAAGTCATTACAATGGATATTTCTGAATATCTTCGGAATGATACTCGCAAACAATTATTACTAACAGACCTTTTTGTTACCGACATTATTGATGCCGGTCTTACTTCTGAATATACATTCAAGATTTTTGAGACCTACAACAGTTCTAATCAGCCTTGGGATGCAATAATTTCAACTAACTTTTTCGCAATCAACGGCGGACTAAGCCGTGCACTTTTACAATATTATGACACTAAGGGCTATACGTTTCTATCGAAATTCATAGGTACAGAAAACCGATTCCTTAGTTGGCAGATGCGGAAAAAGCTTATGCCGACACAAATTGAGATGTTATATTATCTCAATATGCTGTGGGCAGAATTGAAATATCAATTCGTGCTGTCATTCGACGATGCAACCACGCAGACAATCACATCCGCAGCAATTACGGCAACGGAGTGGACAGTCTATAGATTAAATGCTTCATTTTTCGCACACCAACTCGAACAATATGAGATTGATAAGCTGATTGTCAGTTTCGATTTCTATGTGTTGGGCGGTTCGGGCGTAACATTCGAGCAAGTTTCGGAAACGAAAACTTATACGATTGATCGCAGTTACATGCACTTCGCGCGGCAATTCATATTTCGCAACAGCTTAGGCGGTTACGATTGTGTATTGCTGCACGGACTTTCGGAGGTTGAAAACAAGTTCAACCGTGAAAGCGGCATATCGGACGAAGGACAGAACCGCGTATTTTTCGTGAATTACGATTCCGAAAAAACAACAAATTCGGGTTGGATGAACTCGAAATATACGAACGCACAGCGCGCGCAAGATTATATGACTGAATTACTTCTCAGCGAAGAAGTGTATGAGGCGTATAAGAATCACATTGTAGAAATTATTCCGCAGTCAGATTCGTTGAAAGTATATCAAGACAAGAACTATCTTTTTTCTTTCGAGTTCAAATATAAGACTGCGTATAACGAAGATCATTATTCTGATTTCCTTGAAACGCCATTTTTGGGTATTCCGCAGGCGAAATTCCGATGCCAAGATGCCGAATATAATACAATAACTGAACTGTTCTCGCTTACAATTGTAAGAACGGACACATTCGAGTTGATTGACGGTGTAGGCGAAGTGGTTCTGTCCACTGACACGAACCCTGTAATTGTGAAAGTATATCCGATTCTGCTCGATGTGGGAGAAAATACAACGATAACGCTTGATTTGTCAGCATATTGCCATGTTTCACGCGTAAGTTGGACGGGGTCATGCTCGGGCGAATTGATTTTGGATAACGGGAAATTATTAGACAACAGCTATAATTGCTTACAAGACAACAGTTATTCAACATTAAAGATCAACTAATATGGGAAGGGTAATAGATTATACACTAATTGAAAATAACGGACATTCGGTATATGGAACGAAGTCTGGGTCGGAAGGGCTTATAGATTTGGCAAAGGCGGCAAGGATTGCGAATGACATTGTGACGGTTGGCACAGGAGGCGATTACACTACATTAAGACTTGCTTTTGCAGCAGGTAAGAAAAAAATTAAGCTAATTTCCAATGTAACAGAAACAAGTGCAGGAACCACAGGCAGTGACATCTTCATCGACGGTAACGGATTTTCTCTATCAACAGCTTATCAATTAATAAGTTCTGGAACTGTATCTATTTTTAATTTGAAAATTATAAATACTTATATTGGGGCTTCTTCAACGCCACTATTCAACCTAACATCACTTATATTTGAGAATGTCAGTTTAACCTTTTCGGCAGTAGTCGAACAATTTGGAATATCCGCCGCTAATGCTTATATAGTTAACTCCACTATGACATTCTCAAATATGAATGTCAGAAACTCTTTCTCATCTAATATCTTATTAAGAGATTGCTATATTGTGTTATCTGTTGGAACATATAATAATTTTATGCTTTACTGTTCAGGGAATTCTTGTATAATTGATAATGTTATAGTTTCCGGCAGTAATACCTTAGCTGTAATGGGGAATTGGTTCTTCTACCTTACGGCAACTTATAATAGTATTAATAATCTTAATGTGATTACGACCAATAAACTCCCTATATCTGCTACAGGTTTGAGATTATCTTACAGTAAAAACTTGGTTTTTTGGGGGACTGGGATTACAATTGAATCAATATTGAACTGTTCTAATATTCAAATGACTATACAAGGAAGTATCACAAATTGTAGCATAATCAATAGCTCGAACTTAACTTTTCAGAATGTTAATTTATTAACTGTAACAAATCTTAATATAGTTAATTCAACAGGAATTACAATCAAAAGTGCATATAATGCTTTTTTTAACATTTCATTATTGAAAATAACAAATTCAAATTTCACATTTTCAAATGTATCAGCTTATCTCAGAATCGCGCAGGCACTTGTCAATAACTCTGCAACGTCTGCTCTTACAGTTGATACTAATAATTCTATTTTTTCATCAGTAGTTGTAACAAATACGATTACTAATAACGGAGATTATAATTCGTTCCGAGATTGTTCGGCGAATGCCATAGTCAATGCACTCGGCGCAGACTATGCAATTTTCGAGAACGTTACTTATGTTACCACTGCCACAGATAACAGCGGAGGTACCGCACGCCAGTGGGTTCCGACAACAGATGCCGGCGGAAATTATTTGAAATAATCTTAATAATTTGAATATGAAACTTATCAATACCACAACAGGTACAGTTATTGAAATCACCAACGTAAATAACTCTCTCAATCGCGTTGTTTTCGTTACGAAAGAATTCAACAGCGTGAAATCGCCTTGTAAGGCGAATTCTCATACTTATAATAATTTCAGCATCAATGCAGCTTATAACATTGAATCAGCCTTGATACGACTATGTTACGAAGCATTGAAATTGGAAGTATTTCCGACGTTCACAGTATCGGAAAATGAGAACTGGCTGTTCCCGTTGCGTCCTATCCGCGTGTATATTCCGGACGGAATTGTGAAATCGGCAACAAACTCCGGCAATGCGCTCGGTCAATTGCTTATGGCAATGCAGTCGAATATTCCGGCTGAGTTCCGAAAAGCGACAGAAACAGGTGTAATTATTTATCTTGAATTACTATTGCCGGAACATCGCGCAATTATGGAGGCATATCCAGAAATTATTTTAGAAGAAAAAGCTTAGAACTTCCCGGCTTTTCTCATGATTTGCGAGTTCGCAGTCTTATTAGCGTGCAGGGCATAGATACTTGTTATTTCAAGAGAGCTATGCCCTGCATGCTTTGCCACTTCATCAGGGCTTATGCCATCACGAAGCATCTGGATTATACCTGTATCGCGCAGGCTATACATGTGATATTCAGGTTTCAACTTCAAATCTTTTCGGAGCTGTAACCATCTGCGACCTGCGTATTTTGTCTGTTTTTCATTCATACCTGTTTTCATTTTGTCAGAAAACGCACATTGATTTTCAGCATATTATAAATGCAACTTTTGTAATATTTGCATCTTTTTGTGCCGATTTCATGCCGATATTGCGGCTATAATCTACTGTTTTTCAGTAGGCTTAATGATATTGTCAGTCAATATCTTCTTAATTTCGATTACTTCTTTCAATACTTTCCGAATATCACTTTCTTGCTGAAAGGATTTCTTATACTCTGCGATTTCTTCGCTAACTATGCTTTTTTGTTCTGTTTTTTCATATTCATTCGGGTATTCTTGAAATAATTCTTCAAGGCTCATTGGTAGTAACTTAGAGAGTATTTCTATCTTTTCGCTCGGCATCCTTCTTTCGTTTATCTAATTCAGCCATGTGCTGGCTGAAATCTCAAGAACCTCTCTTATTTGTTTTTGCGTATAGCGTTTGAATTTTACAACCTTCTCAATATTAGCGGTATTCAATTTTACTTAATTTAGAATAATTCTAAATTAAGTAAATATTTACTTAAAATTTGGTTTTTACTTATTTAATTCCGTATTTAGCGTTTAATTTAAACGTTTAATTTATCTCACATGAACAAAGAAAATAAAAATAATCGGATTTGCAAAACCGATTACACATCTACAAATCTTCCGCCGCTTATTGCCGGTAAATATTTTGGTATCATTCAGCCGGATGGACGTAAGGACATGTTCAAATGGCTCAACCAATTCTTAGGAGAAATGGGCGAAATGGACTATCAGACTTGGAAAGGACGGTTTCATAATCCGAAATTAATTCCGACAAAAAAACAAGGAATGATTATCGCAATAATGGAAGATGCGCTTGCGCTGCAACTGTATAAGTTAGCAGAATCAACAACAAAAGTAATATCCGATGCTTCAGAATTGCAAGTGAAAATTAGAATAGCAATTGCAGAGTATGAGCAAGAGTAAGCACGGTAACAGCTGCGAAATTTGCGGCGAAAAAGACTATTGGTCGGCCTTATTGCAAAAAGTATTGTGCGACAAGCATCGTGCTAAGTTAATTTTTGCTTTGCTGCTTGGCGGAGGCGGTATTGGACTATTTTTCATATATGTATTATGAGCATCAAGGAACTTAGAAAAACAAGGTATTAATCCAAAAGAATATGAAGAATAATATCCATAATATTATGTTAATCAAGGGAGTTACGCTTGAAGAAGCTGCAAATGCTCTCAAAGTTACACGCAAATTTCTTTTGCGTATTATACATGGAGAGCTAATTCCTGACTTGACTCTTGCAATCAATATCAGCTTAGTTCTTTCTGAATCGGTCAATTCTATTTGGTCGAAAAATGAAGATGCCTCTTTGCTTGTGATATTGAGCCGAGTTGCCAACATCGCGAATGTGCCTGATTTTTTAATGAAATCGAAACTTCGAAAACGCTATCTTGTATCTGCTCGATACGCATATTGTCACATTGCAAAGCGTGATACAAAAGCTTCATTTTCTGAAATTGGAAATCTTATAGGAATAGACCATTCGACTGTGCTATACGGCTTGAAACATAGCTATTTGCCAGAAGTTTCTGAAATTATTACGACTTACTATGCCTTATTCTCACAACCAAACACACAAAAACATGAAACCTCTCAAAATAAAGTCTCAAAACACGCATAACTATTTCGTATTTGTGAAAGCCGATTCCGAGATTGATGCAGAATGGGCAAATATATTTTTGCCAAAAGAAATTGAAGCTCAAATCGACGAAAAAAAGGCTGTTATCAGAATTGAAGATTATCACAAAATCCATTTCAGCAAGTTGCAATTGGTAGAATTCATTATAAAACTCTGTTTCGGAATTGATATTTCCGAATTCAAAAAGTTACTTGTTAAGAAATACGGCTCTGAAATTCAGACACATGATATTTATTTTGGCTTATACAAATTAATTGAAATCGAATGATACAGGTATCCACCATAGACCACTTGAAATCAATCGTCAAGATTGAAGATGTCGTCGGCGATTTCATTAATTTGCGGCGAAAAGGCACAGCACATCTCGGACTTTGTCCGTTTCACAACGAAAAAAACCCGTCATTCTCGGTATCTCCGGCAAAAGGCATCTACAAATGTTTCAGTTGCGGCGAAAGCGGCAATGCGTTCAGTTTCGTAATGAAACACGAAGCAATGAATTATCCGGAAGCAGTGAAATGGATTGCGAAAAAGTATAACGTTCCCGTTGCAGAATCGGAATCCTCCGACGATGCCGCTCGCCGAACGCACAAGGAAAGCCTTGCAATTGTTACAGAATTTGCACAGAAAGTCTTTCTACATTCGTTCGAAAAATCCGCTGCACACCAATATATGAGCATTGAGCGCGGTTTCAATGCTGAAATTTTGCGCGATTTCAATATCGGCTATGCGAAAGATGATTGGCAATTCCTGAGCGTTGCAGCGTTAAAACGCGCATACAAAGCTGAATTATTGACGGAAAGCGGACTTTCCGGAACCAAGAAAACAGACCGCTCACTATATGACCGTTTCCGAAATCGCGTTATGTTTCCGTATTTCGACTTATCCGGAAAAGTTATAGGTTTTTCTAGTCGTATTCTTACCGCCGACAAAAGCGAAGCGAAATACTTAAACAGCTCAAATACAGAGCTTTTCAACAAAAGCAAAATACTTTTCGGCTTATTTCAGGCAAAGAAAGCGATTGTTGCCAACGATGAGTGCTTCTTAGTTGAAGGCAATACCGACGTGATGCGTTTCCATCAGCTCGGCATTGCGAACACCGTTGCCACATCCGGAACCGCTCTGAGCACTATGCAAGTGAAACTGATTCAACGCTTCACATACCACGTGATTCTGCTGTTCGATGCCGATAATGCCGGCAAAAATGCGGCAATGAAAAGCATTGACAAGTTTCTTTCCGAAGATTTCGTGGTTGATGTTTGCATCCTGCCCGAAGGCGAAGACCCGGACAGCTTCGGTAAGTCGCGCACAAAGGATGAAGTGTTGAATTATATTCGTGAAAACAAAGTTGATTTCTTTGAATTTCAGGCGAAAACGCTGTTGAACGGCAGCGATTCCGCAAAAGATATTGTGAAAGTTGCCGAAACCATTGCAACCTCAATTTCATTCATTGACAATGAAGCCGAACGCATTATTTTGCGAAAAAAACTTTCACAAAAATTCGGCATCGAAGAAAAGCTCCTAAACAAAAAAACTGCAAAACTTTCCGAAGAAAAAGAATGCGTTATAGGCTTTTTTGCGTGGGAAGAAGCGAAGGAAGCTATCAAGGAAAAGAATGTTGCAAAGCTGGTTTTTTCTAATGATTTCGTTATAGAAAAGCATTTCAATAACGAACTTAACACTGTCGGATTCACAGAAAATACAGCTTTTTCATATTTCAATGAGCTGCATAAGCTTACGAAAAATATTAGCGTCTCAGAATCGCTTGAGCAATTTGATTTGATTGATACAAACGGAGAAACGAAGCTTTTGAAACTTTTCAAGCAACTGATTTCAGTAGGGTTTAACCTTGAAATCACATATTTCAATGTGATCGACGATATAGAAGATACTACTTCATTCATTGACTTCTATTTTGAGCTGCTAATAGGTTCAATCAAGGGAAGTGATGATAAGTCTAAGAAATCAGCAATTGAGAAATCCGCAGAAATAATATCATTCTTATCTGAGACTGAGCGAATGTTGAAAATTAATCATGTTGTTTCAAGGTTCAAAAGTAATGGATATGTCATCAATCAAGGCGATTTCAAAAAGATAGTTTCAGATTATCTCAAAGAGAACCAACGTTCCGATAATAAGGAAGTTACCATATATGCGAATAATCCGCACGGATTGACGAAAGAACAGCTCGAATCGCTTGACAAATACGGCTTGTTTGAGAAAGATAATCAGTTGTTTTTCGAGGAAAAAAGCGGCGGTTCTGTGCCATATTCCAACTATATCATTCGCCCGCTCTTCCATATAGAAAGCATCAACGAAACGCGCAAACTATTTGAAATCATAAATTTCAAGAACGAAAAACAGATTATCGAAGTTGATATTGAAAGCATGGTCAAGATTGACAAATGGCAAATATTCTGCGAAAGCAAAGGCAATTTCCTTTTTTGGGGAGACAAAACGAAATTCACTCGATTGAAACAACGCCTGTATGCCGATACGAAATTTTGCAAGAATATCGAAAACTTAGGCTGGCAAAAGCAAGGTTTTTGGGCATGGGCGAACGGAATTGTGTATGAACGTCAGTTTGTGCCTGTGGACAGTTACGGAACTGTAACCGTCCAAAATACGAATTATTACATCCCTGCATTTTCGGAGTTGTACAAACATGATCGAACAGTATTCAAGGCTGAGCGCAAATTCGTTCGCAAACCGCAAGATATTTCGTTTTTTCAATGGTCTGAAAAGTTCATTTCTGTCTATGGTGAAAATAGCAAACTATCTACCTGCGCACTGCTTACGTCTGTGTTTTCGGATTATATTTTTTCGATTACAGGGAACTTGCCATTGGTTAATTTTTTCGGTGTGAAAGGCACCGGAAAAACAGAACATGCCAAGAGTCTGCTTAACTTTTTCGGAGATGAGCAGAACCTGCTCAACATTCACAAAGGCACGGAATATGCCGCCGCAGTGCACATGGAGAATTTCAAAAACGCATTTGCATTGATTGACGAGTATAAGAATTCGTTAGACATCAATAAGTTGGAATATCTGAAATCTATCTATAACCGCGACGGACGTGTGCGCGGTTCAATCAAGGCAGGAATTAAGACCGAAACGACACAAGTTAATTCCATGGCATTACTGTGCGGTCAGGAAATGCCGACGGCGGATGTCGCCTTGTTTTCGCGTCTTGTTTTCCTCCCTTACTATAATCCGGAATATTCGCAAACGCAAAAAAACAAGTTCAATGAACTGAAAGCGATTGAGAAAAAAGGATTAACACACTTAGTTGAAGAGCTGCTCGGATTCCGTTTGCTTATTGAAAAAGAATACGAACAAACGTTCTACGATGTTGAGAAGGATTTGTCGGAGCAAGTATCTTCGTCGGTGGACGGGCGATTGATTAAGAATTATGCGATTCTTATAGCGACATTCAAGATATTGGAATCGCGCGTGACTTTAGCGTTCAAATACGAAGATGTGTTTCAACTCTCACTGAATCGCATTCGTGAGCAATATACGATTATGAACAGCTCCAACGAAGTCAGTGCATTCTGGGAAAGCCTTGTATCTCTTGCCGAACGCGGCATAATTCGACACGGCGATAATTACCGAATCATTGACGAAATCGTCATCACCTTGCTTGTGAAGAATGGTGCATCAACGGAAGAAAAGAGATTTGATTTCTCCGGGTACAAAAACGGAAGTAAGCAAATATTGTATCTGAAAATGAGCACAATCTATAATTATTATGCCGAACTGTGCGCAAAAACGCGACAAGAAATTATGCCGAAACGCTCGCTTGAATATTACATCGAACACAGTAAGACCTTCCTAGGTAGGTCAAAAAGCACACGCTTCGACAACGTAACCACAGGTTGGGCATTTGACTTCGAAATGCTCGGCATTGACCTCAGCTGCCGTAACTATACAACACTGCAACCCTATCACCAAACTCCGCAACCACTTCCTAACTATGAAACAAAAGATGATAATTCACATTCTGATGTTGAACAAATTACACACGGAAGCCTGTTCAGCGGCATCGGAGACTTTGAACTTGCCGCAGAGCAGCACTGGGAAACGCCATAGTTCCGGAGGTAGCATATAGAATTTTTCAATCAATTTTTTTCAACAATAATTTTTTCAATCATGGACATATATACATTAGAACAGGCGGCGAAGGAGTTCGTGGAAATAAATAACCTAACGGTTGAGCCACAACTTTATATCTCTTCTTTTGTTTTGAGATTTACGATTTTGGAAGATATAGATTTTATGTTTTCCAAAAACTTTGAGTTCAAATTACTACGAATCTACAACTCGAATGAAATGATATGCTTACTTATTTATGCGAAATAACAATAAATTTTTCAATCATGCAAAAATCAAAAATCCAATGGACAGATTACACGTGGAATCCCGTGTGGGGTTGCTTGGGCGGATGCAACTACTGCTATGCACGCGGCATAGCGAAGCGATTTGCGAAACCTATTGCAGAGCGTGAGGCTACGCTTAACAAAAGAAAAAACATATTCGAAGATGTAGCGAGATTTTCACCTACAATGTTAGACCATAGACTGTTTGCGGAATTTCCGAAAAAACCTTCGCGTGTGTTTGTCAATTCAATGTCAGACCCGGCATTTTGGAACAGAACTATACGCCGTGCAGTTCTTGACCGCATTAATTTCAATGAGTCTCATTCTTTTCAGATGCTTACGAAATTCCCGCAAATATTAGAGTTTGATTATTACCCGCCAAATTTTTGGTTAGGCACCTCGTGCGAGAATCAGGAATCGGCAGATATGCGCATTCCGGCATTATTGGAACATCCGGCGGCTTTGCATTTCGTTTCTTTCGAGCCGCTTACGGGGCATGTGAATCTGAAAACTGAATGGATTGAACAAATTAGATGGGTAATCATCGGCGGCATGACAGGCACGAAAGCCACACCGATGCGCATGGAGTGGGCTGAATCACTAATAGAAGAGTGCGAGATGTTCAATATACAGGTATTCTTCAAGAGTTGGGGCAAGTATGTTCCTATCGAGAATCTGACTGTAAATGAGCGCAATGCAATTATGTTGGAGCCGCCAAAAATAACCGGCGAATATTGTTACAATGCCTCTGAACAAGTCAGCTATGAGCACGTGAGAGGGTTTGAGTATCGTAATTTCCCAAAATAATATATCTGAAATCATGGGAAAAAACCAAAAAATGAGAGACGTTGTGATTATTCCCGAAGAAAAAATCGATCATCCACAGCATTACGGCGGTGCTGATAATTTGTATGAAGCAATTAATGTTATTGAGGCTTGGCAGTTGAACTTTTGCCTCGGAAATGTGCTAAAATACATTTCGCGTGCCGGCAAGAAAGGAACTACATTTGATGACCTCAAAAAAGCGCAATGGTATTTGGAACGTGAAATCAGACACATAGAAATGTGTTCAATTAGCACAAAACAACATGCCGCATGGTCGGCTACCGTATGTTAGCAACTTATTATTAATCATTTCAAATATTTATTTTATGAACGAATTTTTGTTATCAATTAAAAATCAGGCATTATATAATAAATTCTGTATTGATGTTAATGATTATCGCATAATGTTTGTGAAAACTGTCGGTAATGACACGTATAATCTTACGATTGATTGGCATGAAAATAATTGTATATCCGTCCATGAACTTTCTCAAGATGAATATCGGAAACGACATGGCGGATATAGTGTTATTTCTGTTTCTATATTATCACTTTCGGATAATTTATATAATTTTAAAAAGCAACTTGAAAAATTTGATTTTATTTTTAGTTGTTAACGAAAAATAATATGCGTATATTGCGGGTTTTCAACGCACTATCGTATCAAAATAGCACAAATGAGACTTACTTGCAAAATGTTTCAATTAGCACCGAAGCCCGCAATTATCGCATATTATATGTGTGTGCCTTGAATGGCATAGGTATAAATAAAATAAATTCGGAAAAACAAATTTCGAGCCAATTTTATTTATATCTGAAATTATCCAAAGGGTGCAAGTCCCTGATGCGCGGGGTCGTGCCCGAAGCATAGCAAGTCGCAAGGGCGTTTG